AGAGCCATGACATTTCTAATGTATCTATTTCATAAAAATGGTCTTCGCAACTATATCCTGTAATTTCTAATTCAGGACCAACCCTATATGTGCAACCCATTTTCTTGGCAACTTTGATTGAATCGATGATACGATCTGTATTGTTTTTGTAATCTAAAACAAATTGAGATAATGTACAAGTAGCTAGTTTTACAAAAGATTTATTTTTATTTAAGCTAGTTAACAAATCATTTATTTTGTCTTCTTCTGCTGCTACTTCTGGTGGTGGTGGTAAGCTATTCATATTAATTATATATAATATGTATAATTAATATTTAATAAATAACGGTATTTTGGTATTAACATTATATTTTTTGCTAAATAAATATTATTGAAAAACTATTTATTTTGAATTCTTACGTGTTTTGTTGGTTCTCTTTCTGCAGTAACGTCTTTGTGATCCTCTTGCATATAAACATGACTTTTTAGCGGATTTGCATTTGGATACTTTTCTACCACGACATGGAGTTTTGATTTTGTTCGACATTATATAATATCAATAGACATTTTCTAAATCTATAAAAGTTGTTGGATTCGGGTTTTTATATACCGTTTTTGATATTCTGATGAGAAATATTTCGTGCTAAATTCATATGCATTTTTTGCTATTTTTTCAGCCATTTCGTCGTTCTCGTTTACCCATTTTATTTTTTCAATCAAATCGCTTAAATCGTATTTGATAGGAATATAGTGAACGAAAGGTATTAATAAATCGGTGAACCAGCATTTTGCTTTTGATATCATAAATGGTATTGAACCACTTGCGAAACTATACATATGATTGGATGCTATTACATTACCGTCTACGATAAAAAATATTTTATATTTGAAGAATTCATTATGGTGTATACGATCACTAAATAGGTAATCTGGAATATTTTTGTTTTCAGACCACCAAGTAGAAAGTCGGACATTCGTATTGGGATCATTATCGTATATTTTTTCAGTGAATTTCACTCTGATAGATTCCAAACCACCATAACCAGAGCATCCTCCACGCCAACATAGTTGGTTGGAACGGGCTTCCCAATTTATAGATGGCGGGAAAAAATGATTAACCCCATATTTGAAAAAATCGTCGTCTAATGGTAGATAAAAATAATTGATATCGGGTTCTTCGTATTCTTGTGCGAGTGTTCCCAATATAAAGATTTTGTCGTGCTCTTTTGCGTAGTCAATGTGAGGCTGGATTTGTTTATCCCAGTCGACATCATGGTATTGATTTTTGTGGGTTCGGTTTATGTTACCGTCGCTTTTTGGTATTACCATTAGAGAGTATTTTGGTAAGTAAATTTGAAGAAAATTTATGATAGTACCATTTGCATGTGCTTTTGAAAATTTTCCGTCCCATAATATATTTTCAGGGATTGTTTGTTTTATGTTTCCGTCTTCGATAATAATTGACATTGTATAGATATGTTTAGATGTTTTTATATTTATAAAAAATACAAATAATTTATATTAGTTGTAATTTGGTTGATTAGTGTTTTGATTAATGTTTTGATTTGTGTGTTTTTCGGTGTTTTCTGGTGGTTTTCGATGATTTTTTTGATTTTTTGGATTTTTTGGTGGCTTTGGATTTCTTTGATGTTTTGTTTCTTCTTTTGCCACCAGTCTGTATTTTTTCGGTTTCAAAATCTGTTGATTGAATAACTCGCAGACCTTCTTGTATCATATTTGTATAAGCTGCTTTAGTAGGAATTTCGTAACCAGGAATTAAACTAGTCATATCTTCAAAAACATAAATATTTTTTTTTGGAAATTCAAATTTATCACAATTTTTTAACATGTCTTCTAATGATGTTTTAACACAATGTGATTTAGCTTCACCACATACGAATATTTTGTTATTTTTATTTTTACCAATTAATTTGCTAAATAATACATCATTAAATGTTGTGTTGTAATTATCTATTTCATTTTCTGTATTATCATGTTTGTCTGGTATTCCTTCAACAGGTGTTACATTTGGATATAATTCAGCGATTTTTGTTTTACAATCGTCAGATACATCTTCTAATAATTTTTCATATGGTTCTTCAGCACTAAAAATACTATACATTTCTACTAGGTCATTGGTTCCCTTTTCGTGATAAAATACTTTATTGGGTAACTTATTCAATTGAATCAATAAAGGTTCATAAACTTTCCATCCATCTGATCCTTTAATACAATGTTCAGCCCAAAGACATGGTATTGGTTTGTTTGGATCTTCTTGCATTTTTTTGATATACTTATATGCCCATTCTTGTAATTCTGGAACTTTTGTTTTTACTTTACCAACAGGTATAGGCATTTCCTCTATTTTACCTGTTGTTTTAATATTTATTGCTCTATTTTCTCCAATATATATTTCAGGGTCATTATCTATCACATAAAATTCTTGTAATGGACGTGGTACTACATATCCTTCTTCTATTGGATTTTCTTCCCAAAAACCAATATGTCCTATATGGGTTTTTGTATGCGAATCTAAAGAAACGTGTATTTCATCAAATTTATCACCATTTTTTTCTAAAAAAACAGCTAATTTATCTAAATCATCTTTTGCACCAGGAACAGGTAAACCAGCTGAATCCGATTGTTGGTCAAATGGTGTATCTTTATACGGAGGGAGTCTTTTTGCATAGGTCTCTGGTATATCAACAAAATCATTCTGCGGGTCGATTATAAGTAATATATTTTTTGGATTTATAAATTCAGCCATTTCAGCCATTTCAGACATTCCTATTTCACAAATATATATATATAATATAACCACAAATTTATTTTTGTAATTCAATAACCCTAAATATTTATTTATAACAAAACCTAAACCTAAATTATCAACCTTCTATAATATCAATTTAGGAATCATTTTATTTCTATTTATATATAAATGTTCAAATCATTATCAAAATACAATATCTTAAAATCCAAAAAAATCCAAAACGTTATTATAATAATTTTGATCGCAATAATGTTATTCATAATATTCTGGATTTTTTTTGTAACACTATGGCGAACAATACGATCCATAATATCAAAAGAAGGTTTCAATCCAAATACACCACCACCAACAACCGAAACCATAAAAATATCCATCAAAGATGATACCCCATCTGATAAAAGGATTGACCCAGAAGCATTCGGTAAATTTTATTTGACTACAGAATCCAATACAGGTAAAACAAACATTATTACGATGGGTGAGGAGTCATCTACTATCAAAATAGAATTTGATGCTTCTTCTAATACAAAAATATTAATATATCCAATCAAAATGGAACATACAGACAAACATAAAGCCAATATTTTTCCACCTAATTTTACAGTGAATATTTCATTCCCAGATTTAAGTAAAAATTATACAACAAGATATACTGATGTTAGTGGTGACGATATCAGAAATTATGTAAAAGAATATATATCACCAAATGGTGACATAAGAGGTAATTTCATCAATGTGTTATTAGCTATTCCTAATATACAAAGTCCAATATATGAAAATAAAACAGTCATGAAAGATATAGGATATTTAGATAATCCGTCTACTAATAATTACAAACTAATTGTTACTGATAAAGGTAATATAGTAAATGGTATTTCGATGACACTTAAACCACCAAAATAAATATATTTCTAATATATATATGACTTTATTATTTACAAATAAATATAATAAACCAATTAAAAAACAAGAAAAACAACCATTAAAAGCAAAAAAATTTACAAAATTATATGTAACTCCTAATTTCAATCAATCAACTATTGCAAATTTTCCTCCACAATACTTTAGTGGTACTCAATTAAGAAATTTATATAATGTACCAACAGTTGTAAGCACAACTAACAAAAAAACCACCATCGCAATTATTATTGCGTTTACATATCCAGGATTAAAAAATGATTTAAAAACGTATTGGCAAAATCCTATTAATTTTGGACCTAACTCTACACCTCCTAATGTAAATATTTATACAATGCCTGGTGCTACACAAAATAGTGGATGGGCACAAGAAGAATGTTTAGACCTTCAAATGGTATGCACTATGAATCCAAACGCTAATATATGGGTGGTTGAAGCAAAATCAGACCTTATTGTAGATTTGATGAATGCTATGACTTATACAAATAATGTTATAAAACCAGATGTAATATCTATGTCATGGGGTGCAAATGAAGTTCCAGAACTTTTAAATTTTACAAGGTATTTTACAAATACTAATACAAGTTATTGTGCAGCAAGTGGTGATTATAATTTCGCATCTTGGCCAGCAACAATATCCAATTGTATAGCTGTTGGCGGAACAACATTATTATGGACACCAAATAATAAACCTTCTAGAACCGAATATTCATGGAATTCTGCTGGGTGTGGGTATTCGACTATAATGAATCAGCCCACATATCAATCCGATATTACAAATATTCTACGTAAAAATCGCGCAATACCCGATTTATCTATGATAGCAGATACTAATAGTAGTGTTTATACTGTTTATAATGGTAATTGGTATGGTATTGGTGGCACTTCTGTATCTACACCTATATTTGCAGGTATATTATCTTTAGCTAATCAATTACGATTTAATAAAAAAAAATCATCATTGACTAGTGTATATAGTTCAACACCAAATAATACATTATCTAATTATATTCCACCACCTAATAACATCCAAAATTTTATTTATAAAACCATTTATCCAAATAGCACATTATATAGTAATGCGTTTTATGATGTTACTATAGGTTCAACTATGGGTTCAGTAGGTGGTAGTTCAAATAATTTAACAAACTATAATTCTGGATCTAAATTCGATATAACTACTGGGATGGGTTCTCCAAATGCCACATTTTTATGTAATCAGTTATTGAATTTATAAAAACATTATTTTTTACTATTATAAAAATATAATAGTAAAATCTAAAAAGTAATCGTTTTATCCAATAATGGGTAAACGTCTCTATCGTGTGTTATTATTATTATACATTGTTTATGTTTTTTGAAATCATTGATTAATTGTAATAGTTCATTTTTCAGTTCTCCATCTAATTGAGAAGTAGGTTCATCTAAAATCAATATTTTACATGGATTTATTAAACCATTAATTACATTCACGATTTGTCTTTGTCCACCAGAAAGATGTTCTCCAGCTAATCCTGCGGTTTTATTATGAATATCAATTCTTTTCAATAATTCCTGTATTTTTTTATATTTTTGGATTTCATCTAAATGTGATTTGCATACATGTAGATCATTACAAGCATATAAAATGTTCTCAATGATTTTCTTATCAAACAATCTAGAATTTTGATTTATATAAGTAATATTTTGTCGTAAATACATAGTATCAATATCTTGAATATCCTTACCATCTATTAGTATCTTACCAGTATCACATTTATATAGTTTTGTTATCATTTTTACAAAAGTAGACTTACCTTTACCTGAATATCCAACAATACCTATTGTATTTTTATTAGTATCTAATTTCATATTTAAATTATTGAATATATTTTCATTAGTTCCTTGATATTTGAAAGAAACGTTCTCGAACACAACTTCTTTGAAATTTAGATCGATGTCTTTATATGTTTTTTCATAGTCTTTTTCATTATAATTACCGATTAATGAATTGAATTTTTTAATAACAAAATTAATACGACCAATGAATTCTAAATAATCGGATAAGTTTTGAAATGTGCCAACTATTCTGTCTCTATATAATAATAATATCGTAAAAAATGTAATAAATAAAGTTACAGATATTTTTTTATTTATACATAAATTTATTAAATAAAATATTGATGCTAAAACAATAATATAAACGATTATTGTCGTATATAACAAATGGTTATTAACACCATCATAGAATTCACGAGTTTTTTTGATTCCATTATTTATTAATTCTGAGTAAATTATATTTTCATCATCGGTTTTACCTCTTAATATAATCTTATCCATATTGTTTAAAATGTCTATTAAATATTTTTCATTATAATTTACTTTTGTCTCATACTCCATTCTTAATTTCATTAAATTATCCCAATTAAATACAAGATAAACTATAATAAATACATTTGCAATAAAAAACAATATTCCAAAAAACGTATTTGTATAAATAAAATATAATGAAATCATTAAAATAAATCCAATATTCGGTATCATTTCTGTCAATACGTTATAAAATAATAAATACATACTATGTGAAATTCTATTTATAGGAGTTATAAATTCTGTAAAATTGATATTACTAAAATTTTCATTATTTGTTTCAAAAATAATTTTCATTAATTCAGTTTTGATCCAATTCATAAGTTCTATAACCAGTTTGTTTTGAACAATTTTATAAATATAAAATATAAAGATCAATATAAAAGACGCGATAGTAAAATAAACAAAATAGTTTTTTACAGAGTCATATTCCTTCTTTTGCATAAAAGTTATTATATTTGCTGTAATAAAAGATATACCATTTATTTGAAATAACGTCTGTAAAATTGTAAGACAAAATAATATTATTATGTAAAATTGTTCTTTTTTTATGAATTTTAATAATAATTGATAAATAATATTCATTTATATACAATACAAAAATATAATTTCCATCTAAATAAATAATATTGTATATTATTATAAAATGCTTTACATCTTTTCTCACTCAAATAACCGTCCATTATGGGGTATTGAATGAGAAAAGGTGTTAAATTTTGTAAAATCATATAAATGTGTGTATATAATATAATAATGAACCGAACAATAAAAGAAGTCGACGATTATTTTATTGATAAAATTTGTAATAAAATATACTCAAAAGACGAACTAGAAGACATAAATGTATCATGTAATAATGACATACTGTTATTATTGACGAGATTCGTTTATAAATTGAAAGAAGTGTATCCTAATATAAGCGATAAAGATATATGTATAGCTATCATTTATAGTTATTATGGTTTGAATTTAGGTGAGCAAACTACTGATTATATTACGCCAAACATTTATGAGGATTATGCAGATGACAAAGATGTAGTGTTCAATTTATATATAGATATCACTACTGGGGATATAATACAAAACAATGAAAATTTATCCTCAAAAATTAGACGATTTATACAGACTGGTGAATTTACATAATTATAATATATTATCATTGTTTTTTCTAGTTTTTCTAGTTTTTCCACCTTTACACCTTTTCTCATTCAAAACGCCCACATTGTGGGAGTAAATAAAAAAAGAGGCTTCCCTCCATTTTTATTTGCTTTTTATTCATCATCATCAATAATATCTTCATAATCATCACATATAAGAGAAGTATCTATTTATTTTAAATTTTCAGTATTTCCTACTGCAAACTCAACAACAGCATAGTTAGTTGTATAATGATATATTTTTTTTAATTTGTTTTTACACTTTTTTACTTTGATAATTCTATAAGATATTATTTCTTTTACTTTGATAATTCTATAAGATATTATTTCTTTATTTATTGGTTGGAAATATTCTGTTTCAATATCGGTTTCTATTTTGTAAAGTTCGTCGTCATTTTTACATTCAGGCATGTTTTGCATGGTTTCTTTGATTTTATTAAATGCTATTTTTTTAGCATATTCTACATCAGTAGTAGTTGCAATGATTTCAAAATCTTGTTCTTTACGATAATCGTTATATCTAACAGCGGCATACATTTTACAGATAAATGCGTTTTATATAATAATAGTATAATATAATAAAAATGTTTCAATTTTTTTTATTATAAATGGGCGTTTCAAATGAGAAAAGGTGTATATAAAAAACTATATACAAACAATAATGTTTATAGCATATTACGATAATCAACCACATAAGGGTTTGATTTCAAAGCACTTTGAATATCAGGTGTATTTCTATCCATTTGTATATTTGAATAAAGAGTATTACCATTACCTGCAACACGACCCATATTTATTGGATCAGGTGATTGGTATGGCATTGTTCCAATAACAGCTCGTTCATTTTTCAACATATTATCACGTGATACTTGACGCATATTGATATCTCCATTCATCAAAGACATATTACCTTGTACCATATAACCATCAATTGTACTAGCTTTGATGTTATTATTACGTTGATTATAACCAGCCTCATAGGATTTTGGTTCTTTTGTACTAGACGCAGCATTACCTGCGTAATAATAATCACTGGTTTCTTGACGATATGTTTCTTTTACTTGAACCGGTGTACTTTGATATGCACCACCCAATTGATTAGCATTTACATTCATATGGAATTTGGAGTTTTCCGTTGTCTCACGAATAGTAGGTGCGGGTCTATCTGCTGGATTGAAAATATAGGATTCTGGAACAGTTGTCCCAGGGTTTTGGTAAGGGCGTAGTGTTCCTAATACATTTTCCTTACGAGAAGGTCTTAAAATATCTAATAAAGGAGCTACTGCAGCACCTAGACTACCACTTACTAAACCAAAATAACTATCTTGTGCATTGGATGAACGATTATTTGGATAAGCCATTTTTGATTTTATTCCATAATCGGCATCACTAGCATAATTACGTCCATTTGCATTAGCTACCATAAGAGGTACTTCACCTAATTGCTGATTATGTGAAGGCATATATTCACCAGGAACATAGGCAGCTGGGTTTTGATATCCAGCTACACCAGAATATGATACTGCAGTTTCAGGACGATTCACAAAACGTTCGATAGGAACAGCACGCATCGTCTCTCCTTTATGAGCACCGGTTGTTGTAAAAAGACGTCCAATATCACTAGAACCATTTGGATTATGATTCGAAAAATCACGTTGATCTAATGCAAAACTCTGCTCAGGAAGATGTTTTTCTATTACACCCATTTTATCCATAGTTGGCATCGATTTGATGAAACTATTTGCTGGACCTTCATAACCATATAATCCTAACCCAGTTGCTTTTGGTTTATTATCAACACGTAATTGATCAGCAGTTTTATCTAACCAAGAATCACGCATCATCATACCAGAGTTGAAACCACCTGCACCTTGTGTAGTATATCCTAACCCTAATCCAGGTCCTACTATTTGTTCCTCAAATGGTTTTACATTTGCCATACGCTGGCTAGGATTAACACGAGATTGATAAAAATCACTTGCATTAGGAGCACCATTTGCCCATTGTAAATTGTCATGTGGCGAAAACATTGGTGAAACTTCTTTTTTTGTTATTATTTGAGAACCTGCACCAGAATAATTATCTAAAATACTCTCATTATTTGATTCAGATACTTGACTTCTTAGGCGACTTCCAAAATAAGGAACCATGTTATTATGTTCAAAATAAGAACCATCTACTTTATCTCCAGTAAGTGAATAAAATTCTGGTTGACCACTGGTTTGTGTATTATTATTTAAATTAGGATTGAAATATTTATCTGTATATGTTCCTGCGCCATTATCGTAACGATTTGCATTAGATAATTGTGATGTTTGGTCAGTTTCACCAGATACTATTGGATATTCTGTTGGATAGTTACGATTTGCAACATCTACATTTGGTAATTTGCTTCGAGATGTAAATGCTTCATTCTTTTTTTTTTGATTGGATACAACATATAATAAACCTAATGCTACTCCAGGAATTGCAATTTCCATTTTTGTATATTATATAATTATAATAATGTTATATAATATTTTTAATGAATACGATTAACATAAAGTGTTTTTGGATCAAATCCACTACTACAATTTCCACCAACACATATTGATTCGCCTGTTAAATAATAATCAGCGCCATCATCAATAATGGGTATAGTAGGTTTAAAATAATCTTTTTCTAAAATACGTGTTTGAATGTTCTCATTAAATCCTTTTTCTAATCCATTCAACGGATTTAAAAATGGATTTTCCCATCTAGTTTGTTCTAAATCTTTATACATCCATGCAGGATGACTTGCACGACTTTCTTCTATGAATGGTTGCTGACTGTTATAAACATTTTCACCAGTTCTCGCTGCATATTGTTTGTAGTCATTTTCATCTACTAAATCACGATTTAGAGGTCGTGTTAATCCAAACAAATCACTTTCCATATTTACAGTATTTGTTTTTAAATTTGCACCCCATTTTTGAAGACGTAATTGCGGATCTTCGTAAAATGGCATTCTATCTCCTGGTCCAGGTACATTCAACATATATCTTCCTACAAAACTACTTTCTTCTACTTGTTTTTTTATTCTATTACTATCATCATGAAAACGTGTAAATGCCATTTTATATTATATACTGAAAATATATTTAGTTAATAAATATAATTAGTTATAAAATAATATTTATTATAAAAATTATTTATATATTTGAGAACATTTATATTAAATGCCTAAAATATGCTTGAATATGATTGTAAAGAACGAGAGTAAAATTATAACCAGATTATTAAAATCTGTATTACCAATTATTGATTTTTATTGTATTTGTGATACTGGTAGTACAGATGATACCATCGATATAATTACTGACTTTTTTAAAGAACACAATATCGATGGTAAAATAACATATGAACCATTCAAAGATTTTGCGCATAATCGGACTTACGCTTTACAACAATGTGCAGATATAAGTGCGGATTATTTACTTTTATTAGATGCTGATATGCTTTTAGATACTAGTAATATCCATAATATAAATGAATTTAAAAACTCTCTTATATCGGATGCTTATCATATTTTCCAAGGAACTGACCGTTTTTTTTATAAAAATATTCGAATAGTCAAAAACGATCCGTCTATTAGTTATTGGGGTGTAACACATGAATACCTCAAATTACCCGATTGTTCAAAGGTTGATTCTATTGAAATGTCGGTTTTATTTATTATTGATATTGGCGATGGTGGTTCGAAGACTGATAAATTTGAAAGAGACATTCGACTACTGAAAAACGGGTTAGAAGAAAATCCAAATAATGCTAGATATACTTTTTATTTGGCTAATAGTTATAGAGATATTGGAGAATATGAAAATGCAATTGAAACCTATAAAAAACGTATTGAAATAGGAGGTTGGATTGAAGAAATATGGCATTCTTATTTCTCTATTGGCAATTGTTATCGTAATATGAATGATAATTCAAATGCTATTTTTTATTGGATGGAAGCATATGAAAAATTTCCAGAAAGGGTTGAGAACCTATATGAAATAATAAAATATTATAGAGAAAAAGGTAATAATAAACTAGCAAATGTGTTTTATGAGTTAGCTGACGACCAAATAAAGATAAAAACGGATTATGATCACCTGTTTTTACAAAAGGACGTTTATGACTACAAAATCGACTATGAATATACTATTTTTGGATATTATTATAACAAATACAATACTGATATTAGAGATGTTTGTATGAAAGTTCTTGTTAATTATATACCTAATCATACATATGATAACATTTTGTCAAATTATAAATTTTATTCGAGAACATTGGAATCAAAAGAAATAAATGGTTATAATTTGGATATTTTGAATAGTATTGGAAATACATTGAAAATAGATAGATCTATATTTAATGCAAGTACACCGTCTATATGTATAAATAATAAAAAGGAAATGATAGTTTCTCGCAGGTTTGTAAATTATAAGATCGGAGAACATGGAGAATATATTAATCAAAATACTATCAAAACTATCAATGTTATTGCAATAATAAATATCGATTCCGATAAATGGAATAAAAAGAAAGAATTCGAATTGAAATATGATACCATATATGATGATTATTATGTAGGAATAGAGGATATTCGTCTTTTTATACATAACGATATATTGTATTTCACCGGTAATCGTTCTGTGAAACCACAAACCATGTGTATTGAATTTGGTAAAATCAATTTACTTTCACAGCAAACAGTTTCAACGATCGTAAAATGTGAGAACCAAACACAAATAGAGAAAAATTGGGTTTTATTTAAAGATTCAACAAATCAATTGAAAATGATATATAATTGGTATCCTTTAACTGTTGGTTCTCATGGTGATCATCCAGATTCATTAGTGGACGAAAAAAATAGACCAAATACATTTTTAACTATTACACATGAGATCGATACTCTGCCTTTTTTTAAAAATGTTCGTGGATCAACGAATGGTATCAATATTGGAAACGAAATATGGTTTATATGTCATATAGTTAGTTATGAGAGTCGTAGGCATTATTATCATGTTATTGTTGTAATAGATGATAGTAGTTATGAAGTAAAACGATTTACAAAAATGTTTACATTTGAAAACGAAAAAGTAGAATATACTTTAGGATTTGATTATTTAGTTGAAAAACAACGTTTTATTATTGGATATAGTACAATGGATAATAGTACAAAATATATGTTAGTAGATAAATCAAAAATTGATGAATTGTTTTATATATAATTACGTAAAATCATGTTTAATCCAACCATTTATTGAAAATACATCACCATGCCAAATTTTACCTGGTTCAAATTCTGGATAATGTATATAAGAAAAAAAAGATAAATATCCAATTATTGCTGAAAACGTTCCATGTGATAATATAACATTTTTACACGTGCTTCCAAATTGAAAAGTTTTGATTTCATCATATTCAATTATTATAGCATTTGGGTATTGTTGAATAATTTCTTGTACTATATTATGCATTTTGTCATCAGAAGAAATATACAGATTATTATATTCAATAGTTTCTATTGTTTTTATATAATAGTTAGCCCCTGGATTATTATGTGCAGCATCAGTTAATCTAACATGAATAAATAAATCATTATTTGCATTATAACGATCATTGAATGGATTTTTATCAATTATATTTGATTTTATTTTTTCACTATGTAAATAATCATATAAAAAATTAGTTATTTCCTTTGTTTGAAAATAGTTGAAATTTGCATCTAGGTTATTTTCTAAGAGATCAGAATTATATATAGAAAAATAATTATCATCATCTATTTTAATTGTATTATTGAATACTTGATTACCACTAAATAATTTTATACCTAATTCATCGATCATTTCATTATTGTAATAAGAAACCTGCAAATCAAATTTTTCAGCGATTATACTAACTGCTAAATTTCTAATAATTTGATTTCCTAATCTACCATTATACCCAGTTATAGACATACAAATATATATATATATATATATATATTCATATTATGTTATGTCATTTTTTATAGAATTTTTACATGCTTCACCAAATGTTCGCCTATGCCATTGCGTAATCCCGTGTTCTCGAATTCCTTCCAAATGTTTTTTTGTTCCATAACCCATATTTGAATCTAAACCATACCGTTCAATAAGTACAGGATATTCTTTACATAGATCCAATACATAATTATCACGAGCAGTTTTTGCTAGTATACTAGCAGCAGCAATTCCCATATATTTTGCATCACCTTGTTCTATTGTAACATGTGGCATTTCATGTATAGTTTCGTCACCAGTATCAAACGCGCGATACGGTGTAAAATAGTTACCATCAATAATTGCCATACATTTATCAATACTAACTAAGTCATTTATTATTTTTAATTTTTCGATAATATTACGAATGCATTCATGCATACCTTGCATAACTGCTTTTAATATATTGATCTCGTCGATTACGTCTGAATCTATGTATGCAACATGCCATGCTAATGCATTGGTTTTGATATATTCAGCCACTTCATTTATTTTTTTTTTTGATGAGAATTTTTTACTATCTTTTATATCTTTACCATCGAATAATTCCGGTTCTTTAGGTAAAACTACACATGCAATATAAACACGTCCAAATAAACAACCCCGACCAGCTTCATCTATTGATAGCTCAAATTGTGTTGTTTCATTATAAAAGCGCGTCAATAACGCAGGTGGAGTTCTTTTTCGTTTTACAGATATTTCAGTCATCGATATATATATTATTAATAAAAATATTATTTTTCAATTTTATTATTTACCATGATTATTTTTCGATGTATAATTTATAAGCATGAACTCAATAAAATTAACACCATTTATTTTATTTTTATTTTTATTAATAATTTTAGTAATATCGAGTTTGTTTGGAAAAACACTTATGATAGAAGAGGGCTTTCAAGACAAAAATATAGAAGGAATGACAAACACAACTTCATTAAACAATGTTTTATTAAGAACATATTCAACAAGTAATAAAGTATGGAATTTATATGATAGCATTTATTTTGACGATAGAAATGGTAATCTTATCGAAGTTAGCTCGTTAGATGATGGACAAACCGGAAATACAGCTACTACAATATCAACAATAGTTACTAAAAGAACTAATTACTCTAGTACATTTTACATAACTGCAACCGGTCTAGATCAAAATTTACAAGCTAGTACAATGAATGAAATCACACCAAAGTATACTTCATGTTATTATCCTTCTCAAACAAATAATAACAATTACAATGTATTTTATATGCCATGGAGTAAAGACACTTTTATACATATAATAGATAACATAAACAAAACACAATTAGCCACCTTTTTATTTAGTCCTGGAAGTGAAACAAAAAGTTTATATTATTCACCACCTACAGATATTGGATTAACAGATTATGTAAACGATAACAGTAGTGATAATAATAAAATGGTAATAGAACCATTATATGATGATATAAAATATGTATATCAATTAAGTCAATATGTAAAATATGATTTAGTAAATAGTAATTTAATTATTACAACACAACCTACTAGAACAATAGTTGTTTATGATATCAATAAAAATATGAATACGATCAATTCTAGTAATAATAATATATCGAGTAAATCAAGACCTCCATCTAATATTACTGCATTTACAGTAAAAGATAGTTTAGGACAAAATATTGTTTTATACATACCAAATAGAAATAACGTATTGATTGGATTAATTGGTTATTCGGATAGTTCTAAAACAAATTTGATATTGAAAAATGTTTTTAGATTCAATGAACTTGGAATAGATAATGGCGGTCAAACACCAAATACTGTTGTTTCAGATTTTAATAACTATTGGAACACTTCTAAAAATGATTATATTTTGAAAACACAAATAGTTCCACCGGTTTGTCCTACATGCCCTACTTGTCCATCTACTGGAACATGTACTAATTGTGGAGGAAATGGTGGATCAGGAACGAAAACCACCACTGGTAATTCTATAGTTACTGGAAATAATTCAGGATCAAATCAAAATTATTCACGACTAGGAAGTGGAACAGTTGAAACAAATGCAAACCCTGATACTATTGGTGGTTCATTGACATTAAGTCAATATGATCTCACTGCTACAGTTGAAGATGTTGCGAAAACCGGTGCAGGCGTAGTTACTGGTGTCGCAGGAACAATTGGTGGTGTTGCAAACAATTTAATAAGTACTACAGGTTCTGTTTTAAAATCTAATCCAACGGGTGGTATTAGTATAAATGGACAAAATGCAATTGGAGGTTCAGGAACAAATCAACGTTCGACACCGGGTTATACAGCACCTGGAGTAGGAAGTAATAATCAACAATCAGATCCATATTCATATTATGGTCAATTACCACCAAAGGGCCAAACTAATTACATTCCAGTAACAGCGGACTTCAGTCGTTTTGGTCGTTAATAATAAAATAATATTTCGTTTGTAATAAAATATTATTTGATGGTCATTATATAAAAAGTTCTCTATAAGTCTATAAGATGCAAAATATAAATCATATATTTGAAAGAGAAAAAATAGCAAATGAAATAAAAGAATTATTATTATCATTTGATTCTAATTGTAAGAATCTTAACTTCAAAAAAGGAATTTATATATACGGTTCTCCTGGTTGTGGAAAAACATATTTTATAAAAAACCTTTTGAAAGAATTAGATTATGATATTATTAACTATGATGCAGGTGATGTAAGAAATAAAGCTCTTATTGATAATATAACAAGTAATAACGTATCAAATCGAAATGTTCTCGATTTAATGTCGAAAAAAACGAAAAAAATAGTAATATTGATGGACGAAATAGATGGTATGAATAATGGAGACAAAGGTGGAATAACTGCATTGATAAAAATTATTAGACAAAAGAAAACAAAAAAACAGCGTCTTGAAAACATGACTATGAATCCAATAATATGCATAGGTAATTATTATATTGATAAAAAAATAAAAGAATTAATGAAAGTATGTTATACATTTGAATTGAAATCACCTACTAATCAACAAATGGGACTATTATTAGATACAATATTACCAACTAAAAAAATAAATAATTGTAAAAATACGGTTTTGAATTATATACAAGGTGATATGAGAAAATTAGAATTTGTCAATAAAATCGTATTAAACAAACCAGAATTATTAAATGAAGAAATAATCGAAACTATTTTTCATAAAAAATCATATAATGAAGATTCTAAAAAAATAACATATACATTGATAAACAATCCCATAAAAATGGAAGAGCATAATCGATTTATGAATGAGACAGACCGAACTATTGTAGCTCTTTTATGGCATGAAAATATTGTAGATGCTATTTCAAGTAAATCAAACAAATTATCAATACCGTTTTATTTAAAAATATTGAATAATATGTGTTTTGCTGATTATATAGATCGTATTACATTTCAGAGTCAAATATGGCAATTTAATGAGATGAGTTCTCTAATCAAAACATTTCATAACAACAAATTATATCATGATAGTTTTCCAGAAAATAAAAATATCTTTAATAATGAAATACGTTTTACAAAGGTTCTTACAAAATATTCCACTGAATATAATAATATGTTATTTATTTATAATTTGTCACAAGAATTAGAGATGGATAAAAAAGATTTATTTACATTGTTTCAAGAAATACGTTTATTCAATGGTGAGGATTTATGTAATAACAATGATAAATTATGTGAAATAGAAAAAATATTTGAAAATTATAATATAACAAAATTAGATATAAAACGTCTATATCGTTATCTAGATAAAAATGTGAAAAAAGATGCTTTAGTAACAGATGATTTATTAGATGATGATGAGTGAAGATGAAATAATTATATAAAAGGAAAATCAAAACATAATGGTATTTCGTTAGCATCAATTTTTATCATGCAAGGATTTCTATCTATTTTTGAAACCCAAAATAAATAATTATTATCTTGTTTCCAAAATCCTATACAGAACTCAATGCCTATATGTTGAAAACAAAATGGCTGAGAATATTTAATGGGACATAACGTGGCTTTGTTCAAAGCTACTAACATATGATAATAATTCCTAGGAACATTATCATCACTAAAATGAACCACCCCTAATAAATAATTACCTAGATCAATAAATACACTAGAGCCGCGAACTCTATTAAAATTCGGTGCAGTAATAGTGTTATAGTATTTCTTTACTGATACTAATTCATTAGTTTCTGGGTTTATTTTACAAATATCCATTGGACACCAACTATAAATAAAATATTCAACCATATTCGAAGTATTTTCTATATCTTTTGTTACAATTGGTATCCAGTTTTTTTCATAAACCGAGTCATTTGGAGATTCAATCATTTTGCAATTATCATATTTTAATGTTTCAATATTATAATCGCCAATTATCATTCTATTTTTATTTATGGGTGCAAAGTTTCGGTTTGTAGCAATAAACCGTATTTTGCTATTATATTCATATAAACGTATATCTTCTAACCCAAAAATATTACAAGAGCTACCATTTGGATATTCTGTTTGCGTTAGATCGATGCTATTATCATCCATACCAACATAACTATTTGGAATAAAGCTTTTATTCAATAAAGAAACATAATTTTTTGTAATTATATGTGAATCTGGATCTAAAAAGTAATAACTACCATCTTCTCTTATCAAATAATTTATATATCGAGTATTTAAAAAATGGTGTCCTTTATAATATACATGACATGCCGATGACGGTACGAAATTTTCATGAATTTGATAATTATAAATAGTTTTTATAGTATTATTCAATAATTTACAATATAATTGAACCGGTATTTTGATAATTCCATCATTAAACATTGTATGAAACCATGTAGGTTTCCAACCAACAAATGTTTCTAACCAAGACCAAAAAATTACTTCCCAAGTAAGTTTTTTATATTTATTCATAAATACATGTAAGTATTGATTTGATAAATTTGTAAATTCTTTTACAGAATCAGTATCACCCAATAAAAATCCTCCACAAAAACGCCATACAACATTATCATTGTTTAATACTTCAAATGGTGTTTTTCTTTTTTCCCAACCTCCGATTGTAAAAAATTTTTTGTCAAGTTTTAATTTGGATAAAAACACTAATTGTGCCTGAGATTCCTTCAAATTTTTGAAAATATGTGATAAACTGAAATCAATCCATGCAAAATAACTAGAATTCCAAGGATTGTTCGTTATTGCATTTTCTAATAATTGATATTTTGTATTTATAAATATCATGAATTCATCATTATCTTTTTCTTCATTTCTAGTACTTGGTAAAGTATAATCGATCGATGAGCAAATTATCGATATATTTGACTTTTTCAAGTTTATAGGATTCATCAATTTTATCTTTGGAAATTCTTTTATTAATTCATTAAATGTTTCTATAAAATCGGGTTCAGTATAAACACATAATTGTATACCGGTTGTTGCTATTTCTTTGAATCTATCAAATCTATATTTTATAATATCTGAATTTGATGGATGTTTATAAATATTAAAAAATGCAGTTACAAATGTAATCATAGACATTATTCCTAATGTATCTAAATTTATAATAAATATCAATATAATTATTTATTATAATTTACGTACAATCTATATCAACTATTATTTCAGGATCAGACTTTTTTGTATTATTAACTATCTCTATTGGTATCTTTGTGAAAACATTGGACTCATTGGACTTCTGTTCGTATTTTCGTATCTTTGACTTCAATTCCATAGTTTCTTTTGTTTTTTCTATTAATTGTTTTTGTAACATATTAATAATTTTTTCAGCCTCTTTTAATTTATCGACAATTGGTTGCATTTGCTTCAACTGTTCTTGCTGACTATTTATAATATTTACGACCTCTACATTGGTTAATTGAACTGGTTGTTCTCCTGGTCGTTGTATTGTAATAGGTTGATTATTTATTTTTGCCATTTCTTCTTGTATCATTTTTTCTCTCTCATCTTCTATTTCTTTTATTTGTTTCAACACATCTGGCTTCATTTTTGGCTGTCCTGGTTCATAAGAATCCAACAGAGCATCAATATCTTTCATAAAAAATGATTTTATCTTTGATTCATGTGGTTTTCGAATAAACATGTCCACTGTTTTTGGTGATTCTTTGAAATAGTCGGGATGTGGATTTTTCAACATTTTTCGCTTATCAAACGTATTATGTTCATGTGAAAAAACTAAAATCGCTTTCATTGGATCTAATTGTACAAAAGGAATTGTATAATCTTTTAAAAATGCTCTTTCTTCCGCTACTGCAGCATGGTCTTCATACCTAGTAAAATTCAATAATTCTTTGCGAAATGCAAATGTTCCCGCAGTTGCGTGATTAGGACCATACGGACCACATTGAATCATTTGTTGAATATGTTTGAAATAAATATAAATTTCACTTGCTCCTGCACATAATGCTTTTTTATCTGATTCTAACCGTTCAACAGCATGTGAAATACGTTCAGGTGGATAATAATCGTCGTCATCCATATAGACAATAATATCACCCTTTACATGTTTATGCATATAATTACGTTTTTCACCAAGATTCATTTTTCTATCTATTTGAAAATAACGAATATTGGGAATATTTGATGTTTCTATTAGATCTTTTATTTTATCAGTTCCATCGTCAACTATGATCCATTCAATACGATTTTTTGGATAATCTTGATTACGAAAACATTCAAACATAATAGGAATGAAAGGGCGACGATTGAATGTTGGTGTACAAACACTCACCATAGGCAATTGTTTGTTTTTATTGTTGTTTTTTGTCATAATATTAATATTATGAGTACTTTTTTAAATCATTGTATTTTAAATTGTTTTATTTACATTTATTTTACATTCTTCATTATTTGGTCCTCCGTTTGATCCTAATTTTATTTCGTTACGTTTTTCTAAAATATAAATCGTCATAATTACTGCCGCAAAAATTGCAATTAAACAGATTTTTATTAAGAGCAAGGTCTTTCTTAGATTACCACTCGTTAATGATATATTTTTATAATAATCGAAAAAACCAATTATAAATATTATTATAAATGCCGTTAAAATTAATTTAGAATACATAAAATCTATTATACTCATAATATAGTTTACACCTAGCATTTCCATAAAAGAGTTTTTATCTACTTCTTTTTTCATTTTACTGTTTTTTATAAATTCGTTAATTTTAGTTATAGTTTCGTATGTTTTTGTAAAACTGAAATTTCTGTAATAAAATATTGATCCAAAAGCATAAATATAAATATAAAATACAAACATAATAATACTCATAGGAACACCAAGAAATAAAACCATCAATAATTTTATAAATCGATTCAATAAAAATAAACAAAAATCTGAAATACTACCACCTTTACCCAACATTACTATTTTTTCTTTGAATGTAGTAACAAAATCACTGCCCCATAATAAAACAATTGTAATAAGTACAAAACCAGAAAATATTGTATACTTGAATTTTAATGCACTGATCAAGAAATCTTTCATAAATAAAGCTGAATATTTGAAAAAAATAACTAGAAATATAAAAATAATTAAAAAATTAAATGAATAACTAATATCCTTATCTTTATCTTTATCTTTATTATTAGTTAAAACATTGTTAATAACTTCTGTTAAATATATTGAATATTTAAAAAAATACAAAAATATATTGAATGGAAAAACAAATAAAGATCTTTTGTCATTTAATTCCTTTTCATATTCTTCAGCTCTTTTTCGTGATATATCAATTAATTGTGTACCATCAATATCTTTATAATACATAATAAAAAACATATTATATGTTACGTATGATGCAGCTAATACAGATTCACACCATACAATATATTGACGTATCTTAACAACATCTTTTTCTTTTGCTTTATTATTTGAAAGTAACATTGCTATTTTTTTTGCAATAACATGATTAGTATTAACAACAGAATTGTAAAATTTATTTATTAGCTCTGTTAATTTATCTATAGGAGAAGCGCCTCCCTTTTTTTTATTATCTTTTACATTATCAATACCATCATAATCAGAATCTTTAAATCCTTCTATTGTATTGTTTAAAATCTCTTTATTTGAATCTTTTTTTGAGAGACTTTCCGTTTGAATATTATCCAATGTTTCAAATGTTTCGATATTTTTATAATTGTTTTTGTTCTTTTTTTTATTTTTTATTTTTTTCAATTTATAATTCATATTAATTACTTGAAAATTATTATCACTAAATTTTTCCATTATATTGTTCTATATATACATATTATAATATAATACTATACTAATAGACTAAAACTATCTTGAATACAACATCCCACAATTGCCACCGATAAATGATAAAATGTTATATCGTTCTTCATATAATACAAGATTATAGTTATATTCATATAATCTCCAATTCGATTTTTCTATACCTACTGGATTACCATTACCATCACAAATAATATTAACTGCTGAATTTATAGAGTCAACTGGCGGAACATAAGTCGTTATTTCTAACTGTATATTTCTGAATTTACTTAGATTGATAGCACCAGATGGTTGATATTGAAATGGATCAGTATCTAAACAGAAATTATAACAGTATAGACCGTCTTTTGCAAAACCTCGAGTTCTTGTATATTTTTCAATATAATTATAAATACCACTTACTTGCGCATTTTCGCGATATTCACCATCCAATAATATACCCATTGTTTCCATAATTTCTTTTTGATTTTCAGAATGATAATCACCGGTAATTGTTATACCACTATTAAAAATATTACCAAAATTAGGGTTTACGCTCATACCATATTCTAGATCTGTTCCAGGTAATGGAGCACTTGGTGCAATTACAATATTAGATGGTAAATTATTGTATGGCCAATTGGTATAATTACTCCATTCATTACGTAAATTAACATCATTACGTTGTAAATAAAACATCCAATTCGAAATCATACCATTTGAATTGATTTTTATGCGATTTGATCCAGTAACATTTTCAAAGAAATAATTGAATACATCTTTTACTAAATATACTTGATCTTGTGATGCAAATACCTTCGCCTCATCTTTTGATAAAAAACAATATGTAGAAATTAAATGAACATCAGCGTTCCATGTAGATACTATATTTGTATAATCTGTCGAACGTAACATTGCACTAGGTGGTGTTTGTAAAAATCGATACATTTGAAATTGGGTTTGGTTGAAGTCTGGTTGAATATATGGAAAATTATAATTGATATCAAATACATCACGTATTTGAAATAATTCTTGTATTGGTCTTAATGTTACAGATATTACTAATTCATTATATTGTAAAGCGACTAATGGGAACGCACACCCACTATTCAATGTAAACCATGTATTTATTGGAATATATAATGTGCGACCACGTATTGATGGTTCTGCCCCTAGTGGGTTTTGTGTATAACATGCAGATGGGTATGTATTATCTCTAGTGTATGCGTTTGCAGGATCATTTAATTCTGGTATATTTCCAGACATTTCATTGAATAATTTCTTTTTTTCTTCTGAAAAATCGCGCTCTACCATTGCTGAAATATAATCACCTGTATATTTTTGTAAAGTTAGTGAACCACATGTTATAGATATTTCACTTATTATTTGTGTTCCCAAATCTTTTATCCATCGAAAACCGTATGGAACCCATTGTTCATTAGTATCAGGTGTCGGTGGGTAAACTGGACTCCATATATCAGGTAACGTAACTACTAAATATGTATCCATCAATAATTCTGCATATCTTTTTACAGTAAATGTATATGTAGATGGTTCAGTCAAACGTAAATCTCTTGAACCATCATAAT